AACGTCACCTTTCCGTTAATCACCGATGAGGATTGCGGCAGCTGTCGGTGTCCAGTTTTCGGGTTGCATGCCCTAGCCGCACTCACATTTAAGCGGCTAATTGTGATTACGTCAAGCATCCATGTAGGCCGCTATGAACTCTTTCGCCGCTTGAGCGTTGATGGCGTTTCCGTACCCTTTCAATCGTCCCGCCCTGTGCCCCTGATCGGTGCGCACTCGTCCCACTGCCCCGGCAGACACATCAGCCAACGGGCGAATGCTGGGTTCAAAGGGGCGCCGCTTGCCATCGGGTCCGTTGAACCATGCGAAGCCAGCGCCAGCAACATCGGGAGCGTCTTGCCTTTCGGATGAGCCAGCCATTTCTTGTAAAACTCCGGCGTTGCTGACTCGCTTCTCCAGTCGCGCGCCGCAGGTGTCGGCCACAAACCAAAACCTATCGCGCAGATGGAATGCACCCGCGCTCGCGGCCTCAATTGGCATGGCCCCCAGGGCGTAACCCATTCCTTCCAGGTCACGCCGCACAAGATCGAGCCATTCAGCTGCCTTTGCAGATTGCTCACCAAACAGGACTGAAGGGCTTCGCTGGCTAATGAGCCACTGCCATGCCGGCCATAGGTGCCGCTCGTCATCAAACCCAGCTCCTTTGCCTGCCGCGCTGAAAGGTTGGCAAGGACAGGAACCGGTCCAAACAGGTCGATCATCGGGCCATCCAGCTTGACGCAGGGCATAGGACCAGACGCCGATCCCGGCGAAGAAATGGCATTGTGTGAATTCTCGCAAGTCATCAGGGTGCACATCCTCGATCGATCGTTCATCGACAACGCCTGGCGCGATATGTCCGGCGCTGATTAGGTTCCGCAGCCACTGGGCGGCGTAGGCGTCGATTTCGTTGTAATACGCGGCCACGGTCAGGACTCCATCGCCGCCAAATACGCCCTACAGCCAAACATTCCGTCTAGCGTCCCTCCATCGTCCTTGCTCAGCCGGCGCACGATCTTGCCTTGATGCACGGTTATCATCAGGTCGTCGACGCTGCCCACGATCCAATCGCCTGAATCGCGCTGGTTGCTGGCCAGTCGGACTCGGTCGCCGAATTTCAGGGTGTCCAAAAACTGCCGTGATGGTCTAATCATTTCCTAGTCCTCAACTGCTCAATGAATGCCTTGGCCTTTTCCGGGTCTTATCGCCTAAGCAAGTCAACAAGTACTCGCGCCAGCGGTTCGCTCACATGCTTTGGTTTAGTCAAAATTCATCCCTCTTCCGCGTCTTGGCTTTTCTTCTGGCTCCGGCAATTGATATCCGGCCGCTAGATCTCTGAACCTGTTGAACTGGCCTTGATACAGTGTGTAAATGGTCTTGCATTCCACGTCCCGCGCCAGCCCGATGATTATCTCGCCGATGCCCTTGTGCTGGCCGTCCGGGTTGTAAACGTCGTCGCGGTAGACAAAAAGCACAATGTCCGCGTCCTGCTCAATCGTCCCCGAGTCGCGCAGATCAGACGGCATTGGCCGCTTGTCTGCTCGCTGCTCAAGAGCCCTGTTCAGCTGACAAATGGCGATCACTGGTATATCAAGCTCCTTGGCCAGCAGCTTTGCCTGGCGCGTTGCTTCGGTCATTCGTTGCAGCGGGCTTTGGCCTGGCATCTCGCCGTCCAACAGGCCGAGGTGGTCAATCACCACATAGTCCAGACCTTTGCGGCGCTTGCGCTTGCGGCACCACGTCCTGATTTTGCTCATGTTCCAGCCTGGCCGGTCGAGTATCGTCAGGCATCCAGTGTTTATTTTTGCGAAAGCCGCCGTGATCTCCGTGGCGTAGTCGTTCATCGCTTCGCCGTTTTTGATAAGCGTCAGCGGTACGCTACCCTCCGCCGCGATCATCCGGTCGATCAGCTCTACGCGAGACATCTCCATAGTAAAAACCGCGCCGTGCTTCTTGGTTCGTATCGCGTTATGCCGGACTATGCCCATGGCGGCCGTTGTCTTGCCCATCTTGGCGCGGCCAGCGACGATGACAAGCTGACCGCCCTTGAGACCCATCAGCGCGTCGTCAAGGTCTTTGTAGCCGGTAGCCAGGCCATCAAGCTTTCCCTTGTTGTCATGCCTGTACTGCAAAATCTCAATGTGGTCAGGTAGGCAGTCCTCCAGTTCAGCCTCTGCGTTATCTTCTGTCGATCCGTCAATCGCCAGCACCGCGGCTTGCGCCTGGGACACCTTGTCGGCAGTAGGGCTGTCGCTGTGCGCCAGGTCGTGCACCTGCTGCGCCGCATCGATAAGCTTGCGGTCCAGGCTTCGCTCCTTGACGATCCGCGTGTATGTCATGGCGTTGGCAGCGCTCGGCGTGTTGCGCTGGATCTCGCCAAGGTAGCCCATGGCGAAGTCGCCATTCTCAAAGCGCCCAATCTTGTCAGCGACCGATACAACGTCAATCCCGCTGCGCCCGTCATCCATCGCGACGATGGTGCGGAATATCACAACATGGTCGGCATAGTAAAAATCGGTAGCCGTGACTTCTGCGGCTATGTCCGCAATCAGGTCAGGTCGAATAAGCATCGCGCCCAGGACTCCCTGCTCTGCCTCCAGGCTGTATGGATCACGCATCCTGATAGTTCCCCTCTAAAACCTTCTTGAAGTTCGCCGGCTTCATCAGCCAGTCAAAGCCGATTCCGCGCATTCCCATCAGGAACGGGACGCCGCGGACGTAATTGAAATAGCGATCCCAGAAATCAACGGTCTGGAATTTCTCGCTCATGCGCCACAGGCTGCGAATCGCTTTTTTCCTTGCATCGTCCCTCATCCTGAGTTGCGGCAGCTCGGGCAAAGCCTTTGCGTAGGAATCGAAGATCTCCGCGCATGGCACGTGCTCAGCTTGCTGATCACGAGAGCTTTTGATCTCTTCTTGTAATTCTTGTGCTTCTTGTATGTGGTTGCTTGCTGGTTGCTTGCTGGTTGCTTGCTGGTCATCTGCTGGTTTTTCCTCCTGGAACTTAGACCAGTTAACGATTGAAATTATTGAATATTTTGTCGTGGTTTTGATGGTTATTTGTTGGAGCGTTTGCAGCGCGTTTAATGACGATCTGATAACGGCCTCGGAGACCCCTGTTTTGGCACTGAAAACCTTCCTGCCGAACACCATTTGGCCGGGCTCAAGCTCGACAACCTGGCGACCAACGAGAACGCTTGTCGGCTTGTGCGTGGCGTCCATCAGCAGATGGATCCATACGGACAGGAAGTCAGGTTTTGATGCAATAGCGCTGGTCGATAGGCTTCGGTGAAGTTTGACCCAGCCAGCCATATCATTCTCCCGCCCTTAGCGCGCTGCGGCCAAGTGCGCGGATCGACAGCCGGGCATGGCCTAGCTCTTTTCGGGCGGCGCGCCTGGCCACGATGAACTTGAACGCGTCATAGCAGTGCACGCAGTCAAACTCACTTCCTTCCGCCAGTGCATCAAAAACCCCGTCATCACAAAGATGCACCTCGCCCCATCCGCAAGATGACGGCTCCAGATGCTGGAACGCCTGCCATAAATGCGTTTTCGTGTGCTTCTGATCCTGCGTCCACAGGTCGCCATGGCCCTGAATTAATGCCTCCTTGTCGATAGGGCACCGGCCTACTGAAATACCAATGTCACGCGTCAGGCTATCCACCAACTGCCGCGCCTTTTCGTGCCGGATGATCGCGGCCATGGCACGCTGTTCGATTGTGTCGGCCATGGCCTAATCCTCCCCGAGCGCGATAAATTCGCTGACCTTCATCCCGAAAACATCCGCCAGCTTTTGCAGCGTGCTGGTTCTAATTGTCGGCCGGTTGCACATCTGGCTTACCCCAGGCGGCGCGCACCCGATCAGCCCTGCCAGCGTGATTTTGTTCATGTTGCGTTGGGCCAGTGCGACCCGGATCGATTTGCCTACGTCCATTTTGTTTCCCCTGGTTAACAATGCCTTTGCATGTAAACGATAGAACCTTTACAGTACGTGCGCAACCCAACCGATCAACCTTTTCAGAAGAAAGGCGTCAGCGAGACTTGCGCTATGCGTTAACTTCCACTATGCTCTAAGCGTAGGCATCCAGCCTGCACCGCAGATTCAGGAGAGCAGGAGAGCGAAACCTTGCGGAACCGATAGACAACGATTAGGTGATCAAGATGAAAAGCAAATTGACCGCGATATTCAGCCAGCTCGCAGCTGTTGACGAAACCAAAGAAAGCCTTGGGGCTCAGATCCTGGCCTTTCTCGTCGAGGCTGAATGCCGCACTTTGGACCAGGCAAACGAACAGTTCGGGATTGCCTACCACCAGAACGGATGGGCGCGCACAGCAGGACGGCCGCGAGGCAACGTGCAGGAAGTAAAAGCCCCGGCGACAGTGCAAATCTACGTCTCGACCTTCCGGCGCGCGTACAAGGCCGGCATGGACGTGCTGGCATTCCAAACAGTCGGCGAGATGCGCAAGGCGCTGAAGGATTTGAGCGAAAGCGAAAAGCAGGGCCAGCAGGAAAAGCCGGCCGCGTTGGTCGGCGTTCAGGTATCGCGCGAGGACCGCATCACTGGCGCGCTGGTGCATGACATTTCGGTAGTCCTGACGCACCTTCCAGAGAGCCAGCGTGAGGACTTCGAAGTCAAGCTGCAGAAGCTCCTGGCTCAGTACATGAAGAAGGCGCCGGCAGAGCTAAAGCTGGTCGCGTAGCCCATCAAAGAAGCCCGCCAAGTGCGGGCTTTCTTTTGCCTGAAATTTCGCGCGCTGATTATTTAAAAATAGTTCCCGCAGGCTAAATTGCCGCTTGACGCAACGGATAAGCCGGACTAGATTCGTAATCACAAGCAACGAAAACCGCCAGAGGATCACGCCATGTAACCGGACGCCAGGGCAGGCCGCACGATGCCCACAGCCAATAGCCCGGAAAGTGTGATGGCCGACCTGGCTTTATCGAATATCGGCGCAAGGTGAATCGCAATGCATCACGAAATTGAGATCGACGAATATCTGCTCCGTGTCGAAATCACCGACCTGACTAACATCAAAGCAGATCCAGCCTCATGGGCAAGCCCCGAAGACTTCTACGGCTGCCGCGAGCTGGAGTTTCGCGTAGTCAGCGGCAAGGTCTACGACGAAGACAGCAAGCTATACGACCTGGACAGCGACCAGTGCGCCGAAGCAGCCGAACAACACGCCGAATTGATCGAGGATCTGCTCTGGAGAATCATCGACGGGCAGAAAGAGGTAGATGAAATTGAGCGGGCCGAGGCTCGCGCGGACTGGAGAGAAGCATGAAGCAGACAATCAAGTTTTATATTCACCAACTGCCTGGCGAGCCGCAAACTGCCCGCGCCTGCGACCTGAGCGAATGGTCGCATCTTTACGGTGCGCTGCTCGGAACCCAGGAAATCGAAATCGAGTTCGACGAAATCAACAAAGACCCACTCACGGCCATGGTCGAAAATCTGGAGGCCCAGGTAGATCGTGAGCGCGCCGACTCGCAAGTCCGCGTCAACGTGCTGCTCGACAAGATCAGCAAGCTGAAGTGCCTGGAGCAATCCCAATGATCGCGCGCCTGCTGCTTGCCTTCTACGCGCTGTGCTTCTTGGGCACTATCTGGGTTTTTGCGTCAGCTCTTGCGGAGGTGGTTTCGTGAGCGAGTGGATCAAGTGCAGTGACCGGCTGCCGGATAGCGGTAGAACCATCCTAGCCTATTACCTCAACAGCCACGGCATGGGTCGCACCATACGCGCCCAGCATGTCAAGGCGTGGACGATCCAGGCGGAAGAGTTTTCAGACTCCGAAGCCGAGTGTGTCGAGTACAGCGAGCAAGAGGACGCCTATTACCTGCTGGCTGGTTGGTACGAATGTATCGACAACTGGGATGAATACATGCGCGTCTACGTCAACGAGGGGCCGGTCACCCACTGGCAGCCACTACC